AGTGATCCGTCACGTGTGAAGGTAATTGTGTGAGGTAATTGGATTGCCCAAACGATTCCGATTCCACGTTGTTGGACTGCTGTGATTTTGGCTTGCATGTTTCGTTTTCCTTACTTGTTATGTCTCTATTATACATAGATCGGCAGATTTGTCAAGGGGTATCTTTATCTTTTTCTGATTTTAATTCGTGTTCAGAAACGCAATCAGTACATGCCCAAAACCGATCCGGTAAGCCATAGTAGTCGTTGGGAATCTCCAAAACTTCAATCTCGTCTTCGTCAACTTCGTGTGAGCAGAGGTCGCATTGCATTGTGTTTTCCTTTGTGTTGTTGTTATGTCTTTATTATACTATAGTTATCGGGATTTGTCAATAGCTTTGTGCAGTTATTTTAGAAGTTTTTGCAAAATAAATATATATCGTCGTAAGTTGTTGATATATAAGCACTTACGTTGATAACTTAGAAAATCGACACCCCACCGGTTTTATCTTGTGGATTTTTTCAGGTTTCACCCCCAGAAAAACGTCTGGTGGTTCACTCGCGATACGGACACACTCTCTAGGGTGTCTTACCCAATCTATTTAAATAAGCCCTATAGCAAGATAACCTAGAATCTGCACGACGCGAAAAGCTAGAAAATGCACCGTTAGACCGCCCCTAGTAGAGCCTCATCGCCCCAGATTCCAAGCACAAGCTGCTGTTTTGGACTCCATAGAGTGAAGTCGAAGTCCTCTAAGAACTTCTTGCTCTCGTCACAGTTCAATCGCCTATCACGGATGATCTCAACGCCGTACTGAGGTTGTGTGAAGTCAAAATCGGGATACACATCCGTAGGTATGTAGAGTTGTTCCATCTTATCGACACTGACATCATACATCAGATAAATGAGCCTCTTTGTGATGTTCAGATTGGTTTCACTGTCGTAAACGATAATGTTCTTATCAACGGCATACTTGATTCTGCCGTAAAACTCGTGATCGTTCATTCTTCCTCCCACTTCGCGTTCTTAGATAGGTTCTCTGCGGCCCACAACGGTTGCAGATTGGTGTAATGTGATACCTCAAACATCTGAGCCTCATTAGTTATATCAAATATGATAGCATTTTTCTCCTATGTACATACCAAGACCATTTATACCTGTAAAGAGAAGAGTGTCGCCCTTTACCAGATACTTTAGTTGTGTTAGAAAGCAGTTAAGTCTTTTACGCTCAATGATTTTACTTTTACTTTATTCCATATGTGGCGTAGCCACCTTTACAGGACTGAGTTGACATGGTGGGTCATTGCTCAGATTTAAATTTTTTCGCTTAACCTCGGAGTGCTTGTTCACTCACCAGTAACTTTCTTTTCGATATTTGGTCAGAACGCAAAACTGCACCAGTAACGTTTTTTTACAAATTTATACCGAATTGTGACACTTTACAACCATTGCCACACCCAATTATAGTCTGAATTTACGGAAATTGCAAAAACCTTTTTGGAAAAAGTCTCGTCTCTGTGTATAATAGAATGTAGGAACAAGTTCCTCATTCATAGAACTGGAGACAAAAGATGACGAATAAAGACAAACCGCAACAGTGTGAGGCGAAGATGTGCTGCAAAGCTACCGCCCAATTGCAAGCAGAAGTAGTGGACGAGATCATGAAGGAAGACAAGAGCCTGAGCGAGCTTCTTGACAACAAGGAAAAAGATGAGAATAAGAATACTGAAGAATGATGCCTTTTGTTTGGCACAATTTAAGAATGATAGATACGAAATAGGACACTGCTCTCTAGACGACTGCTGCTTCGACCGAGAAGTAACCGAATTTTTACGTCAGAACATGGGGTCAGAGCAGTGTATAACCAAAACCGTCCCTATCAACGAACAGTTTTTCTTCTCAATTTCGCTCTATCACAACAAAGTAGAGCAAGAAAAGTGCGACTGCATTGGCACTTTGGAAAAAGATGGCGATAAATACGTCCTGAATATCGAAAAAATCGTCGGTGGCGATAAAATCTACCCAGAATCTGACCATAGATTCCTCATTACCTCTTATTTTCCATCTAAAAATTTCTTTAGTGGTGAATTTTACCGATCTGTACTTACATCAGATGGTGTTATCACCCTAGAAGATAACCAAATGATTGGTGTTAAAGATGGTTTGATAGAAGAATTGGACGTTAATGAGATCTTAGACATGCTCTCTAATGCTAAAACCGAAAAGTCGCCCTCTTACAAACAGGTAAAGCTGCAATCTTCAAGAAAAAGACCCGCTAGACCCACCAAAGGTACTATTATTTACAACGAGGTCGCAGACGAGTTCGAGGTTTATGGGAAAAATGGCTGGAGAAGGCTAAGGACGGAGGAAATTTAATGAAAATTCCATCAGGAATGACCGAACAGCAGGTTATAGATCAAATTACCGTAGTATGCAATAGAATATCACCCAAATATACATTTTACGGATATACAAATGAAGACATTTGGCAAGAGGCTTTCATTATTTGTATAGAAGCCCTTAACAGATATGATGAAGTTCGCCCTTTGGAAAACTTCCTGAGTGTAAATCTATCAAACAGACTAAAGACCTTCATGCGTGACAACTATTTTATCGGGAACTCGAACGAGGCCCGTAAGAAGTTGGCTCAACCGTCACAGTTAGATTACGAAGATAAAATCATTGATTCTAACACAGAACAAGACGGATACGAAGAGTTAGACTTTAAAAACATGGTTGAAGCGATTGACAAGTATATTCCGGCAAGTATCAGAATGGATTATCTAAAAATCATCAATGATATTTACATTACAAAACAAAGAAAAGAAGAAGTTATTGGAATCATCAAGGGCATCCTAGAGGAACAAGGGTTTAATGAAGACGGGCAGAATCAGTAAGGTCGAAGAACAGTACATCTCAGAAAATATTCATGTGCCTTATGCCAAAGTCGCATCAGAACTGGATAGAAATCCAGATAGTATTCTAGATTTCATCAAACGTAAGGTTGCAGAGGGCAAACTTGAGAAGCCTAAGTGGTTAGAAGGGCAAGACGAAGATCAAGCTAAGTATAACTTATCATTTAGACCATATTGGAAAGAGCTAGAACAGCAATTTACCAATGAAGAGCTTGAACTTTTTAAGTACCATTGGTCAAGAATTATATCACAGTTCCAAGATGACGTTATACCAACTGAAGAACTGCAAGTTGTTGACCTCATCAAGCTAGATATATTAATGAACAGGGCACTCAAGGGCAATAAAGATAACCTTGAGCAGATTACCGCTCTGGACGCCCTCATTACCGCTGAGAGGCAGCGTGACCCTGATCAGATAGATACAGACATGCTTTTTAATATGGAGCGTCAGGTGGCGTCTCTGAAAGCCTCACAGGAGTCTCTGAACAAAGACTACCGCGAGCTACAAACAAAAAAGAATACAATGCTCAAGGACATGAAAGCTACTCGTGAGCAACGTGTTAAGAGATTTGAAGATAGCAAGTCTAGTTTTGCTGGATGGATGGCATATCTTGTTTCCAACCCAGAAGTTGCACAAGGTTATGGTCTTGAAATGGAAAAAATGAGACTAGCCATGCAAAAAGAAGCAGACAGACTATCTCAGTTCCACAAATACACAGATGACACGGTAGATCAACCATTTTTAACACCAGATACAGTGAAAGATTAGGAAAGACTAAATGAAAGCTATTATTTTTGGAATCACCGGCCAAGACGGAAGCCATCTAGCCGACTTGTTACTCTCAAAGGACTACCACGTAGTGGGAGTCTCTCGTCGAGCCAGTACAGACAACACACAAAGAATCAAACACATCCTTGGAAACGAAAGGTTCGAGTTGGTTCAAGGTGACATTACTGATGCTTATTCTGTTATAAATATACTTAAAAAACATGAAGATGTAGATGAAATCTATAATTTAGCCGCACAGTCACATGTAGCAGTGTCTTTTAAGCAACCAGCACTAACTTGGGACATAACAGGCAAGGGCTGTTTAAATATCCTACAGTCTATTGTGGATCTTGATATTAATGCTAGGTTCTATCAGGCTAGTTCTAGCGAAATGTTTGGGAAGAACTACGACGAAAAGTGGACAACAATCTATCGTGCTTTTGGAAGCGAACATGACTCTATTTGCGAAAAGTATCAGAACGAAGACACTAAGTTTATGCCTCAGAGTCCTTATGCTATTGCCAAGTGTGCGGCCCACCATATGACTAGACTGTTCCGCGAGGCTTACGGTTTACATGCTAGTGCTGGTATTTTATTCAATCACGAAGGTGAACGACGAGGCGAGACTTTTGTTACTAGAAAAATCACAAAGTGGATCGGGGAATTTGTTAGGTGGCATCAAAAAAATCCTACTGTATTTGAAAATTGTCAATTAACAGAATATGAAAATCTTGATACAGACTATATTTATAGCGAAGGTAAAAGTGGGCCTAAATTTCCAAAGCTACGTCTGGGTAACTTGGAAGCATTTAGAGATTGGGGGTATGCTGGAGATTACGTGGAAGCGATGTGGATGATGCTTCAACAGGAAAGTCCACAGGACTATGTTATCTGCACCGGCGAAACTCATACGATTCGTGAGTTCCTAGACGTAGCTTTTTCACACATTGGAATTGAAGATTGGTCTGATTTAGTAGTTCAAGACCCCGAATTTTACAGACCAGCAGAGGTTGATTACTTACGGGGCGATTGTAGCAAGGCGAATAATGTATTGGGATGGACTCCTAAGCACAGCTTTGAAGATTTGGTAAAGAAAATGATAGAACATGACGTATCATGAAAATCTATGTCTTGAAGTTTGATCTAACTTTAGTCCATTCTAGACTTAAAAAGTTTAGTCTAAGAGAATTTAATAGTGAGATCCCCGTATTATTTATAGAAGCAAAAGATCCAGACGAGGCTTGTTATTTAGGTTATTGTAAATTCGCAGATATTGTACTTAGCCAAGACTCTTCTCCAGAGACAGTGAAGTTGATGAAGGAAATAGAGTATGACATAAGAATAACGAAAGTTTATTGTAAAGATGAAACGAAATTATGATGACCCTCAGTACAAGACTTGGCGACAAGCTGTAAGGCGAAGGGACAAAAATACTTGCCAGATGCCCAAGTGCAAATGCAAGAAAAGATTGCAAGCTCACCATATTAGAAAATGGTCGAGTGCATCCATGTTGAGATATGATGTAAATAACGGTATTACGTTATGCCGCACTTGTCATGATTCGATCAATGGCAAGGAACACTTATACGAATCTTTATTCATGGAGATAGTACGGAAAAATGGCAGGTAAAGCACCGGCGTACAAAGTAATCAAAGATACGCGAGAGCAAGACGGGTACACTTTTGAGAGTTTTACCGGAAGGTATACCTCTTGTACAGGTATGGTTGTAAAAAAGCTAGACACTGGTGATTATTCCCTAGAAGGTCTAGAAGATAGACTTTGCATAGAGAGAAAAGGAAGAGTCTCTGAACTTGCAATTAATCTTGGAAAAGATAAGGTAAGATTCATGAGAGAGATTGAAAGGATGCAGGAGTTTGAGTTTCCCTTTTTAATTTTAGAATTTTCCTTGGACGACCTTATCAAATTTCCAGAAGGGGCGGATATACCAGAGGGCAACATGTCCAAGGTTAAGATCACTGGAAAATATTTATTAAAGATGCTCGTTGAAATACAGATGAATTATAATATTCCCGTTTATTTCTGTGACAACAAGAGAAACGCTAAATTCCTAATCAATAGTATATTTAAGAGAGTCAATGAACGCTGCTCAATCGGAGAATAATAAAATGACGTTAAGTGTTGATACCATTTCTGACGTACAAGCCTATGGACTAGACGTTAAGAATAGAGAGCTATACTTACACGGATATATTGGTAACACCGACGAAGATCCCGGTGTTGAATACAGAATGGCTGCACAGTTCTACAAAAACATAAGATTGCTTGATTCTATCAATAACCTTCCTATTATTGTCCACATGTTTAGCGAGGGTGGAGAATGGGATGCTGGCATGGCAATTTTCGACGCAATAGCTTTATGTCAATCCTATGTTACAATTATTGCGTATGGACAAGCCTCGTCTATGAGTAGTATTATACTTCAAGCTGCCGATAAGAGGGTTATGACACCAAACGCCCACTTTATGCTTCACTATGGAACCACAGATTGTGGTGGAGATCATCTTAGTGCCCAGAACTATGCAAAAGTAGATAAAAAGAATACAGAAACAATGATTGACATTTATACTGTGGGATGCTCCAAAGGAAAATACTTTAAGGAACACTACACCGACTCTACAGAAGAAAAAGTCAAAAATTACCTAAAGAGAAAGCTGAAAGACGGTGACTGGTACTTAGATGCTAACGAAGCAGTGTACTACGGGTTAGCAGACGCAGTTTTAGAGACTAGAAAGTACCCTCATATAGATAGTTTAAAATGAAACTAAAAAAGATAAATGAGGCTTGGTTAAATCTAGATCAGGTAGATGATAAAGATCTATTTAACCCTATGTCGCTAGTCAAAATGAGCGAGGACGATTTTCACTATCGTCTTCTTTGGCTAATGACTAGACCGGAATATTTCTCATTCCTATGTAAGCAAATACTAAACATAAACATCTTACCCTCACAGGCTTTGTTCCTTTGCGAGATGTGGAACCGAAAATTCCCCATGCTAATCGCTAGTCGTGGATTTGGTAAGTCTTTTATGCTATCGCTCTATTCTATTTTAAGAGCATTAATTTTACCAGAAAGAAAAGTTGTAGTTGTTGGTGCTGCTTTCCGACAATCTAAGGTTCTTTTTGAGTACATGGAAACAATTTGGAATAACGCCCCCATTTTTAGGAGTATGTGCGATGCGAACTCTGGACCACGTAGAGATGTGGATCGTTGTGTTATGCGGATTAATAAATCTCGCGTTACTTGTCTACCTTTGGGGGACGGACAGAAAATCAGGGGTCAAAGAGCTAACGATATTATCTCTGACGAGTTTGCTTCCATACCTCGCGATATTTTCGAGACTGTTGTGGCAGGTTTTGCTGCCGTAAGCTCTGACCCAATCGAAAACGTTAAAAAGATTGCAGCAAAGAAAAAAGCTGAAGAGTTAGGTTTAGACCTATTCAAAGAAGATGAGAATATCATCAAGAAAAATGACAACCAGATCATTCTCTCTGGTACGGCATACTATGACTTTAACCATTTTGCCGAATACTGGAAGAAATGGAAGTCTATCATTCAAAGCCAAGGTAAAAAAAGTAGATTAAGAGATATCTTTGGAGAAGACCCACCAAAGGACTTTAACTGGAAAGACTACTCTATTATCCGTGTTCCTTATGAACTTCTACCAGAAGGCTTTATGGACGCCTCACAGGTCGCCAGATCGAAGGCAACGGTTCATGCTGGTATCTATCAAATGGAGTTCGGAGCGTGCTTTACACGCGATTCTCAGGGCTTTTTCAAGCGTACCCTGATCGAGTCGTGTGTCACTGACGACAAATACAACGATAAGCCAGCTATAAAAGATTCAAAAGATAACCCCATCTGCTTTCAAGCACAATTACGTGGCGATCTTAACAAAAAGTACGTATTTGGTGTTGACCCCGCATCTGAGGTAGATAATTTTAGTATTGTAGTTATCGAATTGAATGAAGATCATAGACGAATTGTTCACGTATGGACAACGAATAGGGAACAGCATAAGGAAAAGGTTAAGAGCGGCTATTCTACTGAGTCAGACTTCTACGCCTACTGTGCTAGAAAAATTAGAGATCTCATGAAAATATTCCCATGTGTTCATATTGCTATGGATGCTGGAGGTGGTGGTATTGCCGTTATGGAAAGTTTGCATGATAATGATAAGATACAAGAGGGCGAACATCCAATCTGGGAAGTAATCGACGAGAACAAAGAGAAGGATACAGATTACAACAGAGGTCTACATATCTTAGAAATGTGCCAATTCTCAAGGTATGACTGGTTGGCAGAAGCTAATCATGGAATGAGAAAAGACTTTGAGGATAAAGTCCTATTATTCCCAATGTTTGATACCCTTAGTCTTGATATTTCATCAATTGAGGATGATATGAAGGGCAGATCATATGACACCCTTGAACAGTGTGTAATGGAAATTGAGGATCTCAAGGATGAATTGGCAATGATTCAGATTACTCAAACGGCAACGGGTCGAGACAAGTGGGACACTCCAGAGACAGTAATTGGAACAGGAAAAAAGGGCAAACTAAGAAAAGACCGCTACTCTTCTTTACTCATGGCTAATATGGCGGCGAGAACAATAGACAGAACTCCAGATGCTGAGACCTACAATTTTTATGGAGGATTTGCAACTGTAGAGAAGTCAAAAGATCCTACAGGCAAGCTATATCAGGGTCCACAATGGTTTACAGATGGTATGAACGGTATTTACTAGATTTATGTGTATAATCATTCGCAATACATTCTGAATCATTTGTAATCAAAGGAAACCACTAAATGTCCGAACATACCAATGGATCTCTCACCACTTGGAATAGTGACGATAGAAACAGCAGAGATAATGCGTTCAAGGAGTACGCTCAAGCGGCAGAGTCTTACGAAGGCGTTTCTAGAGCCTATCATAGAGACTTTCTAGACATAGAACCAAACCGTTCTGTAAAGCCTCATTTTGGTTCGAACGATTACTACGCCTTTAGACCTGAAGAGCAAGTTCCTCGTAAGTCCAAGCGTATCATTAAGATGTGTATGGATGCATACGACAAGGTTGGAATCGTAAGAAATGTCATTGACCTTATGGGCGACTTTGGTTGCCAAGGTATTAACATTGTTCACGAGAACAAAAGCGTGGAGAAGTTTTTTCAGCAGTGGTTCAAGAAGATTGATGGAAAAGAGAGATCAGAACGATTTCTCAACAACTTATACAGAACTGGAAATGTATTTGTCTACAAGAGTTATGCCAATATTACGCCCGAAATCAACAAGTACATTAAGTCTTTAGCGGAAGATATTACTCTTGAGGTTCCAGATATCAAAAAGGCCGTTGTTCCTTGGAGATACAACTTCTTTAACCCCCTAACTATTGATATGAAAGACGGTCAGGTTAGCTTATTTATTGGTAAGAAAAATTATGCTCTTACAGCTAATACGTTTTTTGATAACTTTAAGGATGGTACAATCCCAGTCAAAGTCTTGGAGACATTACCATCCAATGTCAAAAATGCAATCAAGCGACAAGAAAGAAAAATAGACCTCGAAGCAGATCGTCTTTGTGTCCATTATTACAAGAAGGACGACTGGCAGCAGTGGGCACATCCTCTTGTTTACGCTATTCTCGATGATATCATCATGCTTGAGAAGATGAAGCTCGCTGACCTTGCTGCTTTGGATGGTGCAATTTCAAATATCCGACTGTGGACGCTTGGAAATTTCGATCATAAAGTTCTTCCAACAAAAGAAGGTATCAATAAACTTCGCAACATTCTAGCTAGTAATACTGGTGGCGGAACTATGGAGCTTGTTTATGGTCCAGAACTCAAGTTTACAGAGAGTAACTCTCAAGTTTACAAATTCTTAGGGTCAGAAAAATATCAATCTGTACTCAATAGTATCTATGCTGGTCTTGGTGTGCCCCCCACATTGACTGGTATGGCAAATAATGGCGGTGGATTCACTAACAACTTTATCTCATTAAAAACTCTCGTTGAGAGATTGCAGTACGGTAGAGACCAACTTACAAAATTCTGGGAGAAAGAACTGGAATTCGTAAGAAAGGCTATGGGCTTTAGAAAGCCAGCACATTTGGTTTACGACCAAATGAGTCTATCTGACGAGGCTTCTGAGAAAAATCTGCTTATCCAACTTGCTGATCGCGATATTATCTCGCACGAGACCGTTCTTGAGAGATTCAAGGAAGTTCCAGCGGTTGAGAAGGTTAGACTTCAAAGAGAAGATAAGGCTAGAGATGGAGAGAAGTTACCACCTAAAGCTAGCCCATTCCACAATGCAAACCAGAAGTTTGAGATGGAAAAAATGGATAAACAGGGTGAGCAGCAAGAGAAACTAGCAGAAAAGAAGGAAGCTCAAAAACCAAAGAATGATAATGGAAGACCACCTCAGAAGCAAGACGAGGGGCCAAGAAAGAGGCGGGTAGATACGCCAAAAACCAATCCGGGAGTTGCAGAATTATTCTTATGGGCTACAAAAGCATTTGATGCAACTTCCTTGATACGAGATGGTTATATTGCCCAGAAAGGTAGAGCAAACGTTCGCCAATTAACAAAATCAGAGGTGGATGAACTTGAAAACCTGAGACTTGGTACTCTTCTCAACCTAGAACCCCTATGCGAGATAAACGACGATGTTATCTACGCAGCAATATCTAGAGAGTTTAAGGAAATCCCCAAAGAACTGAAAGATGCTAGGGCAAACTCAAAAGGCATAGATGACTACAGAAAACTGGTTGTAGCAAACTATGTTGAGTTACTTCTAATGAAAATTTGACGTTTTTGTGAAAATTTATTTTTTTTGTGTATAATGCTTTGAGGTAATTAATATGACAATAAAAATATTCCAAAAAGAGATAGACGACGGTATTGGCGAGCTTGTAAAAAGCACTGCCAGTGTTGCGTATTGTTCTGAAGCCACTGTTTGTATCAATGATATTGCTCATTCTGGAAACAATGTCGTTAATAAAATAGTAGCAGAAAACAAAGACCAAATCGACCTTTACTACCTAGAGTCAGTCTTGGTGTCAACTGGATGGAATAAAAACGACGATGTGTTTACATCGGAGGCTACTTGGGCTGCTAGAAATACCCCCGAAGACAAGCAGTTCAATTTTATGCACGATGAGAATGACATTATTGGTCATATCACTGGAAGCTATGTTTTAACCAAAGATGGTAAAGCTCTAGCTGATGACGCAGAAGCCCCACAAGAGTTTGATATTATCACTCAGGCGGTTCTTTACAACAGTTGGACCGGTGAGGAAAACAGAGATAGGATGGGCAAAATTATTGCTGAGATCCAAGACGGAAAATGGTACGTTTCTATGGAATGTCTATTTTCTGGATTTGATTATGCATTAATTGACGAAAAGGGTGTTGCTAAAGTTCTCGCTAGAGACGAAGGTTCCTCCTTTTTAACCAAACATCTCAGGGCTTATGGTGGATCGGGTGAATATGAGGGATATAAGCTGGGGCGTGCTCTTTCTAATATTTCATTTTCTGGGAAGGGTTTGGTTTCTAAACCAGCTAATCCAAGAAGTGTAATTTTACGTGATAGCAGTACCGCCAATATTAACGTAGATCATAATTCTAAACTTTCAATAGGAGAATTACAAATGTCAGATGTTTTGACAGACCAGTTGGCCGAAGTTAAAGCACAGCTTGAAGCAGCTAAGGCCGAAAACGAAGCTATCAAAGCTAAAATCGAAGAAGCAAAAGATAAAGAATTTGCTTCCAAGGTAGAGGCTTTTGAAAGCACCATTGAAGAAAAAGATTCAAGTATTGCTGAACTTGAGGAAAGCATTAAAAGTACTCAAGCTCGTGTTGCTGAACTAGAAGACGCTCTTGCTAAATCTCAAGAAGATCTAGCATCTGCTAAAGAGCATATGGAAGAAATGAAGAAGAAAGAAAAAATGGAGAAGCGTAAAGCAAGTCTTGCTGAAGCTGGTTTGGAAGAAGAAGAAGTTGATGAAACTCTCGCTTCCTTCGACGCTCTTGACGACAGTGCTTTTGAAGCTATCGTTGCTATGATGAAGAAGAAGGGCATGAAGAAGTATGCCGAGATGCACGAAGACGAAGAAAAGAAGGATAAGGAAGCCAAGGCAGAAGAAGCTGAAGCAGAAGAAGCCGAAGCAGAACTTTCTGAAGATGCATTTGATAATGTAGAAACCAGCGAAGCCACTCTCGTAGAGGCAGAGCAAACCGACGAACTTGAAACAGCGAGAGCTTCTGTCTCAGACTGGTTCACAAATCACGTACTTAACAAGTAATTTATAGGAGATTATAACTATGGCTCTTAAAGCAGATAGATATGAAGAATCAACTGATATCAGTTATTTCATGACTGCCGCTACAGGTGACCGTGGAGGCGTTGTCTGTCTCGACCTGTTGAGTGCCTCTGGTGCTGCAATGGATCAGGGCGACAATACAGTTTCTTACCAAGCTGCCGCTACAACTGATGTACCAGTTGGTATTCTTTTGAACGACGTTGTTAACAAAGACCTGACCAGAACACATCTTAATCAGTATAAAGATGAAGTTCAGTTGGGTGGTAAAGTCACTGTGCTGACTCGTGGATGGGTTGTTACCAATAAGGTAACTGGAAATCCCGCCGCTGGTGATTTGGCTTATGCTTCCGAAACCATTGGTGAAATTTCAACAGTGGCAGCGAACGCAGAAGCATCTGGAAACTTGGCTATTGGTCGATTTATGTCCGCTAAGGACGCAGATGGATATGCTAAAGTTTATGTCAACCTTCCTAACCACGGTGCGTAAGCCATAATATAAAGGAGATATTAAACATGTCATATACTGAAAGACCTAGCGATGAATTCATCAGTCTTTATCAGAAGACTGGTGATAATGACCAGAATGTAGCTTACGCTGCACAGCGTGAGTTTGCTAAAGCATTGGAACTTCCTTTGCGAAAAGGTGTTCTGATCGGTAATATTCTCGGAAATATTTTCGAGACTATCAATGTCGAGCCCGGAGCTACTACTGAGTATCCTCTCGACCTCATTTCACCGGGACTCGAAGGTGAGCACGTTGCTTACACCAATCCCGGTCATGGCCGTATTCCTGAGCGTGCGGTTGAAAGCGATTACGTCACGATCCCGACCTACAGCATTACTTCGAGCATCGACTACTTGCTCCGTTATGCTCGTGAGGCTCGTTGGGATGTGGCTGGTCGTGCTGCACAGGTCATGGAAGCTGGCTTTGTCAAGAAGATGAACGATGACGGGTGGCACACACTGTTGGCCGCTGGTGTTGATCGTAACATCTTGGTTTACGACGGTGACGCTACCGCAGGCTTGTTCTCCAAGCGTCTGGTTTCTCTGATGCAGACCGTTATGCGTCGTAATGCTGGTGGAAACACTGGCTCTGCTAATCGTGGTCGTCTGACCGACCTGTACGTTTCTCCAGAAGCACTCGAAGACGTGCGAAACTGGGGACTGGATCAGGTTGACGAAGTAACTCGTCGCGAGATCTACACCGCAAGCGAAGGTGGTGCTCCAATCACTCGCATTTACGGTGTTAATCTTCACGACCTTGATGAACTTGGTGAAGGTCAAGAGTACCAAGACTTCTTCACGAATGGTCTTGGTGGTGCTGTAGAGGCTTCTGACCTCGAATTGGTTGTTGGTCTGGATCAGGGTGCTAACGACAGCTTCGTTATGCCTATGAAGCAGGCTCTTCAGGTCTTTGAAGACCCAACCCTGCACCGTCAACAGAGAGTTGGCTACTACGGATGGGCTGAACTTGGATTTGGTGTTCTGGATAATCGCCGCATTATCCTCGGCTCCTTCTAAGTTTATAGGCTTATCTACCTATACGAGAGAGTCATTCCCATTAGATTGGGAATGGCTCTTTTTTTGTGTATAATAGTTTGTAATTCGCGTTTTACACCAAAAGGATCTTTTAAAGGGGATAATATATTATGACCGCTTTTTCTGACTATTTGGAGTCTGGTCTTCTTCACCATGTGTTTAGAGGTCAAGATTTTCCAAAACCAGCCAATGTAGCTATAGCACTTTGCAGTGGAGTCCCAAGAGACTCTGACACTGGCGTTTCCCAGTATGCAAATGGAGGTACGCTTCCAGAAATACCCTCTGGAAATTCAATTGGTGCATCTACAGGCTATGAGAGAAAAAATCTTGGAGATCCATCCGTACTGGGTAATTCCGTATGGACATATGACTCAGATGACCACAACGCCGGAAGTGGTTTAATTAAAAATACTGATACAATATTATTTGGCACTGCCACCCAAGACTGGGGCTGGGTATCTGGAATCGCGATTGTTGATTCTGGAGACTATGGAGCTGGCAACATGCTTATGTATGCAGAATTGAGCAATCCAAGAATCATTTACCAAGGTGACACAGTGAAGTTTGATGTATCTACACTGCAAATTAAATTCAAATAGAGATAAGTTATGATTTTGTCAAAAGCAGAGTACATTAGCTCTATAAATTCCTTGTTGCCTGATAATGGCACTCAAGAAATTTCGCCTCTCGACTTACGCACCAGTTTAATTAACTTAATTGATTCTGTACCAAATTTTATAAATGGTACTAGAATAAGCACTGCAAATTTTAATACTCCAGATACAAGAACTACACTTGCTGGCGATCAATCTCTAAGAAACATGTTCTTAGCTGGGAGAACCAGCGTTGACAACTCTGCTTTTGGTTACGCATCTCTAAGAAATAATTATACGGGTAGTGGTAATACTGCCGTTGGTAGTTATTCTTTATCATGTAATTTTTATGGCGACTCTAATACAGCAATTGGTCTTTCTTCTCTTGCTGGAAACACAACTGGTTCTGGAAATGTTGGACTAGGCAGTTACACACTGCACAACAATAAGAAGGGCCACTTTAATGTAGCAATTGGTCATGGTGCAGGTTGGTATATAGGGCAAGAGGTTGACTATACATTCGTAGTAGCTTCCACTCCAATCGGTGTAGAAGGAACCTGTGATGATTTTGGCAATCCTATCTTTTCCGGGGAGGCACCATTACTTTACGGTAATTTAGATGCTTCTAACCATCAGCTTGCCGTAGGAACAAATTCTATACATAGTTTTGGTATGCTTCAGGTTTCTGGCGGCATAGCACCAACTATTGGGTCTGAATTCAATCTTGGTTTCGATGGTTACAAATGGTCATCCGTTAATGAAGAAGTATTCTTCTCTGGAGGTGCCGTAGGTGTTGGAGGGCAACCATCAGGTGCGGCTCAGGGTGTAGCTGATGGAAAAATGACGGTCTATGGAGACCTAGTACCAAACATTAATGATAGATACGCATTAGGCCATCCACAGTTAAGATGGGATGGTTATTTTAATGATGTGGTTATTAGTGGTCAGGCTTTTATTAATGAAGCGACTTACAATAATGTATCAGAATGTCTTTATGAGTGTAAAACGCTTCACTTAGCAACAAGTGGTTTTTGTGATCCAGAAGATGATGGTTTCCATAACTCTGCCGTTTGCGGCTTTTTAGATGATGTATCTTTAGATGGTGCAGGTTTTGAGGTCCACTCTAGCGGATCAGATTATCGACGAGATTACATTTTTGCCTACAGAAAGCCAGACCCTACACTTAAATGCCTACCATTAGATGATCCTTACTCAAGATCTAGGTTTGAGTCTAATATCTCATTAGAGGTTACATCTGGTAACGCACTGATAACAGAAAGAGTATTAGGTCGTGAAGTAGCCTCTATGGTTGTCCAAAGTGGCTGCATGGGCGTATTCCTAGAAGGATACGAACCGTCTGGGCAAAGAGTTGTTGTATCTCAAGAACCACATTTTTCTAATAGTTATCCAACCCTAAATGATGCAAACTTTATTGCTAGATCTGGTACAGATATTATAGAGGGCAACCCAAGTGGCTACGATTATACCGTAATGTACGGAACTGTAGATTCAGGTGTTCAGGTGGCACAAAGGTTCGCAAGTAGAATAAAAAACTCTAGTACAGTTCGTGGCTTTAGTATTGTTTATCACGACGAATTTGATCAGGAATAAATGATGAGAGATAGACTATCAATACATTTAGATAACGGCCAATCCGACATAAGGGAGGCTGTTACTGTACTAAGAAATGGGGGCACCGCTTCCCAATCTGGTTTAGTTGGCATAACAAATGCTGCTTACGATCCAAATACCGGAACGGCATACATCCCAGAGACTATATTTAATGTCCAATCTACTGGCGATTCTAATATTAGATTTTCTAGTGGTCCATCAAGATCATATAGAAGCTGTTTAGAGCTTTTAGCGGTTGGAAATGAAAGAGCTTCTGGTTTACACTTTAGTTATGATCCGCAATTTGATGATTCATATATTAATGCCGATACTGGATACGGATACGGAACCTATGATGAACCCTGCGTGAACCCAAACGGAACAGATAAAACTGTAGCTGACTTTTCTCTGATTCGTCCAAGCGGTACAGAGGGCATGGAGTTCTCACACATGTCCCTTTCAGAGCGTGGATATGTCAGCATTGGTCTAACCAGAGTTCATGAACAAAGACGCTTTGAAGCCAATGCACCACTGACTATAGCCTACATGTGCGATGGTCATCAAGATAGTGGTACAATCTCGATTCACCAGCAGGCTTCTGAGCCAACTACCCACACCAATTTTGGTAAAGTATACGTTAAGCCATATTCGGTTGGTGGAAGAACTCAGGCTTTGTACTTCAAAGACGATGGTGGTAACGAGACGAACTTGGTTCTTTCTCAAGATTTAGATCCAGAAGATTCTCTTGATGGTCTTATTTACGGAGACGGGTTTGGAAACACTTATGGTGGCTGGTATACACCAAGTGTTAGAGCCGGTAGTCTTGAATTAGGAACTAATACATTTTATGGTTATGGTGCTGGTGCAAGTATAGATGCAGAATCTGTATCAACCTGTAATGTACTAATCGGTTATCATACAGGTAGTGGTATAGATTTATCAAGTAGAAATACAGTAGTTGGATGCAATAGCCTTTACGGTTATTCAAACGCATATAAGAATGTTATTATTGGTTCAAATAACGTCCTCCAAGATGGTACTATCCAACCTGACACTATTCAAGATATTATTGCAATCGGTAGAGACCTATACAACAACGAGGTTCCAGACGAAGGCGTACTAGCTATAGGTATAGGAAGTAACCCACTGATTACTGGTAGAGTCGCTTCACCAGACAAGCACTTCACGGTTAACGATGGTTATTTGTCTGTCCTAGATGAAAATCAAACAGAGTTTAAGGTAAGTACCACTTTTGATTCGGTATTCCAAAGAAATACGATTAATATCGACTTGATTGATTATAACAAAGGTGGAACTGAATACGCAGAAGACAATCTTAAGTTCAACTTCAAAAATGAAGACGGACTCACCAACACATTATTCCAACTTGAACCTCGCGGCGATGCCCTTAGTAATACTCCAAACTATGCATCTCCAGCAGAAACAACTCCATTTGCTCAACTTGATGCAGATTTTAAACTCAAGGGTGCAATTAGATTCCAAGATGGAACCTCTTTATCTGGCCTTTCAGAGTTTGAACTTCTCACAACTTTTGGTACGTCTGGTATCAATAAGGTATTAGAAACCTCTAACAGTACAAACTATTTTGTATTAGATTATTCTGACTTGAGTCTTGCTGGTGATGTTTCTAGTAATATTAGAACTGACAATACTTTTGTAGCCGTACAGCTTGACGGTACAAATTCTTCCAATATTGGAAAGATGTCACTTCAAGGTCTCGCGGATTATGTTAGTAGCGGAACCTCAAGTATTGCTGAAAACTGCAACGTTATTATATCTAATCCAGAGAATGAATTAAATATCAATGCGGCGGCAAACACAAGAAGTGTAATGATTGGTTGCGACGTAGCTTACGGAACGATTGGTCAGTACAATTCAATTATGATTGGTTCAGCGGCTGGTGCAAATGCAACAGTAAGCAATCCATCACTTTCTTCTCCATTTAATAACATTTTTATTGGTCCAGCAGCAGGTCAAGACTCTAACGATACATCTTATGCAATCTGTATCGGAGATAGTGCTGGAAAGAACTCTGATAGTGCAACAGACTGTGTATTTATTGGAAACAGTGCTGGACTAGATTCGACACAAAATAAGTCAATAGGTATTGGAAATTTTGCCCTCAAGGGTGGAACTTCTGAGTCAGAGGGTGGAGTTGGCAATATAGAGATCAATGCTGGAATTTCTGATGGAGACAGGTTATTTAGCGATCCTGAAACTTTAGCTCTAGACTACAGATTGTCCATCAATAAGGCTATTGCTGGTAGAACAGACAGAAGAAACATTTCTATTGGTGATGGTAGATTGTCTCCGACTGCACCTCTTGAGGTTAGATATGATGACACGATTGGTCATAGTAACAATCCAAAGATAGATGGAAGCAAGGTTTTACAAAGCTGGTATTGCAACGATACGTTGGTTGCTTACTTAAATTGCGATGGTCAACTGATACCGCAAACCTCCTCTCCAACCTCGTTTATTAAAGAAGGTATTTTAGACGGTACTCTTTCTGCTGCTGGTGGTATTAATTCTCCAACCACTGCGACACTAAGTGTATACGTAAATGGTACAGACACAACAGAGAATATTACCGTTACAAACAGAGACGCGAACCTTGGACCTATAGGTGCTACTACTTATGTTATTGTTATGAAGATGGGAGATGAATGGCGACCTATGTGGGTTAGTTGTCCGTAAAACAAACTGAGGAACACGAAAATGGGAAGACCCAACCAATGCGACCCCTGCTGCGGGGATATCGGAGATCCACCAGATCCACCAG